TCACCAACCACTGCGTTGATTGCTATGAAATCTACTCAATTAAAAATTAGTAGAAAATGGAATAGCATGATGCAAAGTATAAAGATGCAAGGTAAGAACGGTATGTTCACACCCGCATCTTTTAGCCATCTTTATCAGCTAAAAACCGTACAACAGTCCAACGACAAGGGTACGTGGTTTGGTTGGGAAGTGAGCAAGACAGGTCCAATCCAAGACGCTGCTACGTATCAACAAGCCAAAAGTTTTTCTGAAAGTATTTCTAAAGGAGATATTCAAGTAAAACATGGTGAGGAAGATACTGCTAAGTCTACGGATGGAGCGGCTCACATTATGTAAAATTCCCCTCCGGGAATGGTTGCAACAGGGGTGGCGAAGCGAGAGTAGAGTCACCCCTACTAAAGAGGAAAGATGGAAAACAAATTTATAGAAATATTTACAGGTCTTAAAAGAGACTATGGTTATGCAGATATAAACTCTGCTTACAAAGATCCTGCTACAGGTAAACTTAAATTAAAATATGGCTGGGCAGCGAAAGAATTATTAGAGTCAGATTATTTAGATCATCTTACAGGCAAAAAGTCTATTGGTATACAACCTTGTAATGATGAAGGACTCGCAAAGTTTGGAGCAATTGATATAGACTCAGATGAATATGACAACTTTGATTTAAGAAAGTATTTAGAAATTATTGATAAGAAAAATATTCCTGTGGTACCCGTCAAATCTAAAAGTGGTGGACTCCATATTTATGTATTTTTTAAAGAACCAGTCAAAGCAAGTTTTGTCAGAAATTTTTTAGATAAGTTATTATTCACATTTGATTTAAAAGCATCAACAGAAATATTTCCAAAACAAACACAGTTAGGTATAGGCTCAGATCAAAAACCAATCAACGGTAATTTTATTAATCTACCTTATTACAATCGTAATGAAAGAGTAGGTGTAAATCTAGATGGTAGTGAGTTTACCTTTGAGCAATTTATAAAAGTCGTCGAGGCTAACACAAAGACAAAAGAAGATCTAGAAGAGTTTGCTGATGAATTAATAAGACTCGAACTTACAGGTGGTGCAGATGAATTTATAGATGGTCCTGTATGTTTGCAAAGATTATCAAAATCTAAACTAGATGATTACAGAGATAGATTTATTTATAATTATATGGTGTTTGCTAAAAAGAAATACCCTGACAATTGGGAAGAAAAACTTTTAGAGGGTGCAAGAAATTATATAGTCTACGATAATATCTGGGGGGATGAAAAAGTAAAACAAAAAATTAAAGCGTACAAGAAAGATACTGCAGGCCATACTTGTTCGGAGGAACCTATTAATAGTATGTGTGTTAAATCAGAATGTTTGAAAAGAAAGTTTGGTGTAGCATCAGACAAAGTTAAAAAGTTTCCAACACTGTCTGCATTAATTAAAATAGATTATTCACCAGATCCAGAATTTAGATTCACTGTCCACTACAATGACAAAGTGGAGGGAGAAACTACTCAACAAATAATCGCGAGAGATATAAATTACATCATGGACCAAGAAAAACTTAGACGTTTAATTGGAGCACATACACCTATTCCACCACCACGGATTAAGGGTGATGATATGCAAACTGTATTAGATACTTTATGGCAAGGAATGAAAACAGAAAAAGCTCCACCAGGGACATCACCAAAAGAAGTATTACATAAACATCTAGAAGATTATATTCATGGTGTTCCTGCAGTAAGTGATGCTGCATTTAGAAGTGGTAGCACATTGATTGATACTGATGGCTTTGCTTATTTTGTATTTGATCCGTTTTATAATTTTTTAAAAAATAAAGAATGGAAAGCTAAGATAGACAGGACAGGACAAATGCTGATGGATTTTTTTGATGCTGAACTTAGACATCCAAAACGATATCCTAAAAAAGCAACAGAAAAAAAATCTAATAACCCTGTGAGATGTATAAAAGTTTCTATGAAATATTTTGACAAAGAAGAAAATGAAATAGAAATTTTACCAATGAAGAGTAAAAAAGATATTCTCTAATGACAAGGGTTACAAAGATATATGGCCCCCCAGGCACAGGGAAGACAGAAAAATTAATTAGAAGAGCCATGGCCTACATAAGAGTAGGTACGCCAGTAAGTAAAATAGGTTACTTTGCATTTACTCGTAAAGCAGCGCATGAAGCAAGAGATAGAATGCTTAAAAAAAATCCTGAGTATAAAAAGAAACAACTCAGGTATTTTCAAACCTTACACTCTTTAGCTTTTCATAGTCTAGGACTTAGAGAAGAAAACGTTATGCAGGATTATCATTATAACGATCTTGGAAAAGAATTAAGTATAAGAGTTAATGCTAAAAAAGATGCGGATGCTTCACCCTACCTAACTTGTGATAATGAATACTTTCAAATTATTTTAAAAGCAAAAGAAAAAGATATTTCAGTATGGGATGAATATTGCACAGGAGAACATTCAACAAATGTAGAACCAGATTTATTAAAACACATTGAAGCAAACTACAATCATTACAAACATCCAGACGTAAATAATTTAGTAGATTTTACAGATATGATTCATGACATTGTACAACAACCAGATAAAATTCCAAACTTTGATGTAGTATTTATTGATGAAGCTCAAGATCTATCTCCAATACAATGGAAATTGTATGACATACTAAAATCTAAATCAAAAAATATTTATTTAGCGGGTGATGATGACCAAGCAATTTATGGCTGGGCTGGTGCAGATGTAGATAGGTTCATTCAAGAACCTGCTGCAGAAAAAGTATTATCAAGATCAAGAAGAATTCCAAAAGCAGTACAGGATGTATCTGAAATTATTACTGCACGAATCGCAGGACTTAGAGCAACTAAAAATTATTTACCAAGAGATGAAGAAGGATTGTGCAGTAAAATCAATAGTTTAGAGAATGTAGATCTTCACCAGGACAACTGGTTAATCTTAACTAGAACTTTGTCTAGAGCTAAAGAAGTATGTGATCTTTTAAAAGTAAAAGGTTTGTATTATGAAAACAGACATCAAAAAAGTTACAATACAAAACTTTACAAAGCAATTATTAATCATAGCAAATGGTTAAATGGTGAAGAGGTATCGGATACAGCATTAGAAGATATAAAAGAATACTTAGGCAACAGAGAACTTAAAAAAGATTTAAAATGGTTTGAGTGTTTTGATAATGCACCAGCTGATGATAAAATTTATATAAGATTAATGTTGTCAAATAAAGAAAGATTAAGTGATGAAGCACGAATCAAAGTATCTACTATTCACGCTGCAAAAGGTGGTGAATGTAAGAATGTAATTTTAGTATTGGACAATGCTAAAAAGATAAGGGAAGCTACAACCAAAAGTATAATAAAGCGTGACGAAGAGCACAGAGTATGGTATGTAGGTTGCACGAGAGCAAAAAGAAACTTATATTTAATGAGAGCCAAAATAGAACGAAAGGGATATCCACTATGACAGCAGAAGATATATTTAAAGAATCATTTCCACAGTACACTCAGGTAGGCGGGAATCACTATACAAAGTTTCCAATTCAGCCTTATGAATTTATATCAAAGAATGATCTCTCGTTCTTTCAGGGCAATGTTGTGAAGTACGTTTGTCGTTATCAACGGAAAGGGGGAGTGGAAGATCTTAAAAAGATTGTACACTACTGTCAACTAGAGATGTTGAAAATGAATGACATGAAAAAGAAAAAATAATGCCAAGAAAATCTACTGTACGCAGAACAATTAAGTTTGCTAAAAATAAATTTAATTTAGAAATTTATCTTGGACTAGAGAAAGATCTTGCATGGGAAATATTTCCTCATGATTACAGTGCAGCTTTATATGCATTTAGTAACAAAGATAAGATGACTAAAATAATAGAAAACAAATATGTATACGAGGTAAAAAAATGATTAAGTACATACTAGAAAAAATATATCATTACTCAACAGCTTTAACTTCATGGTCATGGCAAAAATTATATGGAAGTAGAAAAAAAGGATATGGTTATAAAAAATGAAAGTACCTCTATTTGAAGCACAGACAGAATGGAATGAACCAGAAGAGTATCCGGATCTAAGAAAATACGACGAGATTGCAATTGACTTAGAGACAAGAGATCCTGATTTAAAATCTAAAGGTAGTGGATCTATTATTGGTAATGGTGAAGTTGTGGGTATTGCTGTCGCTGTACCAGGAAGAAAATTTTATTTCCCAATTGCTCACGGATCAGGGCCAAACATGGATCGTAAGAGAACCTTAAATTGGTTTCAAGATGTATTAGATAGTGATGCTATAAAAATATTTCACAACGCCATGTATGATGTCTGTTGGATTAGATCTATGGGTCTTAAGATTAATGGACAGATAGTAGACACTATGATTGCAGCATCATTGATTGATGAGAATAGATTTAGATTTGATTTAAATAGTTTGTCTTGGGATTATTTAGGTCATGGTAAAAATGAATCCGCACTGAATGAAGAAGCAAAGTCTAGAGGATTAGATCCTAAAGCAGATATGTGGCAACTGCCAGCAATGTATGTGGGATCTTACGCAGAAAAAGATGCAGAACTTACTTTAGAACTTTGGCAGATATTTAAAA